CCTGGCCGCCATCATACCGCCGCAACGCCTCATAGAAGCTCCCAGGCTTCCGCAGTGCCTCAACCTCGCCCTGCAACCGCTCAAAGGTGCCCTTGTCGATCGGCTCGAAGGGTAGGCGGGGGAAGGTCTCGTTGGCGTCAAAGCGGGCGAGCAGGGCTGCGGAGACGTAGCCACGATCTTTGGCGATGGCGTCATGAATCGCATCAGCCAAGGGCTCAATCTCGTGCTCCCGGAATTCAATGGTGGCCGACGTGTTGTGCGTGGTGTAGTGCGTCTGCACTTGCATGTAGAAGTCAAACTGCGCAAGGGCTGAGATTTGGCTCAGGTCCACTTCATCGGCGCCAGGCAGGTTGGCCCATGGCACCTCCGTGGGGATCTCCACCAGCCATTCCGTGCAGCGGGGATCGAGGGGGTCATCCAGTAGGCGGCCGTGCTCGTCCTTGTCGCTCTGGCTAGGCACGATGGCGAAGCCCTGGTCCAGACACGCCAGGGCCACCGGGTCATCCCTGCGGAAGGTGATCCGCCTGATGAAGCGCTGAGCCTTGGGCGGGTGCCAGCCGGGTGAAGCGCCGGTGAGCAAACTCTTGGTGCCCGCCGGCTGCACGGTGGTGCAACGGTTGGGGCAACGCAGGCCATGTTTTGCGCAGTAGTCGTACAGGGTATTCCTGACGATCTCGCGCCAGAAGTGCAGGCGTGCGGCTTCGGCTTCGCGGAAGGCATCACCTTCGCTGGAGTCCGGCCGGCCGGCAACAAACCACTTCAGCCAGTCCACACCCAGATCGTTGACAAAGAAGTCAAAGAGGCCCGTGAAGCTCACCCCAACGATCGGATCCCATTCGCGGGATTTGCGGAAGCGCTCAACCTCAAAGCGGTGGTGCAAAAGCGCAGCAGCGGAGATGGTGGCGGCTTTGAAGGCTGAAACCTGCTCAGAGGACGAATGCGGGTCTAATCGGTTGAGGTGAACTTCTGCTAGATTGCAGTGGAAGTCTTGCCCCGTGATTTCACCGCATGGGTTAAGTCCATACCTCCCTATTCTGTGCTCAATTTGCTCTTTTGACTCCTGGAGGCCTCCCAGCCTGTCTAAGTAAATTGCCCCTTCGAGCTGTCCACGGCAATACTCATTGATGAAGCTCTGCTTCCGCGCTGCGGTATCCAGCAGATCCGCGTTAGACCGTGCCACCGCTTCGGGTGCGTACTGAATCGCGCCTTCGCCGCTATGGAACTGCTTCCACACGCTCTCCAACACCTCCTCCCGACTGGGCTTGGAGTGGAAGACGCGGGTGTGGTTGGCCATGCGCAAGGCGTCCCGCTCGGGATCAATGCGCCAACCCCCCTTGCCGTCCTGCTGCCAGAGGTTGTCCTTCGCGGCGGCCGCGGCCTTGTCCTTGGCGCTGAACTGCCGCATCCCCGCACTGCGGCGGATGTTGCCGGCCACGACCACCAGCGCCGCTTCGTCGACCAATAGGCAGCACTCCACGGCGGTCAGTTGCCGCCCGTGAGCGCGGTTGAGGATCGCCGCCAGCCGGCCGAAGAGGTCTTGCAACTTGACGGGGTTTGCGACGCCGCCGAAGCCCTTCAGGGGCTCACCAGCGGGGCGAACGTGCGAGAGATCGACTGTGACGTGAATGGGCTCGTGGAAGGCTTCATCCGTGCTCAGTTCCAGCAGGGTCCGGTAGGCCTCGACCCAGCCATGGCGAGAGTCGCCGACGGTGATCACTGCCGTTGCCCTTGGGGGGTCTAGGAGCTTGCTCGTGAGGCACAGCCGCCTGTCCTGCGGAAGGGTGCCGACACCCCCGCCCATCTCGACCGCGATCCTGTTTCTGATCTTCGGCAGCCCCTTGATCAGCCACGGCTCAATGACCGCCCCGGTGCCGCAGCCCATCATCGCCAGATCCATCATCAGGGCAAAGGCTTCCCAGTCGATCAGGTTGGTGGAGGTGCAGTTCCCGGTTAGCAGCCCATCATCAAGGACGAAGGCATGAGTTTCCGGCTCTTCGCAGCAAAACACTTCTACGACTTCTGCTTCAGTCTCCACGCTTTCGACGCGCCAAAAACTGGGATCAGCACACTTGGCCGAAAAGTTCTTCCGGTGCTTGGAACGCAAGAGGTCCTGGGTATCAATGGACGCCTTGCAGAAGGCGACACTCCAAAGATCGCGCCTCCTGCTGCCGAGATTGGAGTCCTCGCCTGCGGCATACAAAAGCCGGACACTGTTGATGCCATAGCCGATGGCCGGAGCAATGTCGGCAATAAACCGGACGGTCTCTTCAGTGCCGGAAATCGAAACCGTAGATCCAGAGACAGACCCGTCTGCAGCCAGCAGACCTATCACAAAACCGCGCAGGTACTCAGGCGTCGGATTCAGAGGAAGACCTTTGAGGAACTCCCCGTCGCAATAAGCACGCTTCTGGTGTTTGAGCTTACGAACGTCGTCAAAGACGTGCTTGAGGTCTTGGTATTTGTCGCCGCAAAGATCGACAAAAAACCTGCCGTCTTGAACGGTGCCATCTCCGTAGATGATGCCATGACGAACGCCGTCCATGTCGATCACAGGCTTGGGAGCGAAGACCCGCTGCACACGATGGCCTGGCGCCAAATACTTCGTCGCGGTGCGTCCAGTGGGCGTGACCCACTGGTGCTCAGCAGTGGCGAGCACGGTTTTCCTTGCTCCGCCCTTGCGGCTGAAAGTGACCTTGACGACGCCCTGTTGGCCGTACGAGCGGAAGGTTACAGGCACCCAATCGCCATTGGCGTTGACGACTTCGACAGGGGACTGGGCCGAGGCAAGTTCGCTGATTGGCTTGTAGCCCTCGCGGGTCAAGACACGAGTGTCTCCGTGAAGGCAGTTGTAGGCGCCGCTGAAGTTCTCCGGCTTTTCGATCCAGTCGGTCCCGCCAACCCAGAGCCAGCGGCCGGAGGGGAGGGCCATTTGCTCGAGCTGCATCGTGCGCAGCAGTGCCTGCTCCTGTGCCGTGAGCTTCCCGATCGCCGTCAGGCCCCTCAGGTTGCGCTCCACCACCTCGCGCCAGCTCTCACGGCCCTGCTCCCCCTTGCGGCTGTAGGTGCGGCAGAAAACCGCCTCGGCGGCAGGTGCGGACGCGGGAAAGTCGCTGATCTCAGGCTCGGGCACGGGCTTGAAGTGATTTGTAAGCCATTTTGACAGTTGCGGCCCGGCCCTGGCCCCGTGCGGCCACAATGGGCGGGTCTTCCGCGAGCCACCCATGGAAGCCTCCGCGCCTGATCCGTTTTCAGACTGGCAACCGCCCAATGCTGGCCCAATCGCTCTGACCACAACTCAGCAGTTCGACATCGAACGAATGAGCAGGACGATTGACGCTACGGATTGCGTCGAAACCTTGCGCAACACATGCAAGTTGCTGCTCAAATCCTGGCAGGTACAGAAGGCCGCGACAAACTGGGCCATCCGCCAGCAGGTCGGCGCACCTTCCCGGCTGTGACGTGCGGTCTTGTGCGGCTGATTGCAGAGCCGCATGATGATGACGGCTGGCAATCATCTGGCCTTCCCGTCGTTGAAGACGTTCCCCCTGAAAAGGTGGAACAAGCCCTGGCGTTACTGACGCTTGAGGGCCATGGATACATCACCCAATGGAGGCTATGAGCTACCTTCCTTTCGCCAAAGACATCATTGCTGAGTTTGAAGGGTGCAAGCTCCGAGCTTACCCGGATCCAGGCACCAAGGGAGACCCGTGGACTATTGGCTATGGCCATACGGGGGCTGACGTGCGGCCTGGCATGGAAATCACTCAAGTGCAAGCCGAGAAGTTTCTTGAATCGGATATTTTAGTTGCCGCCAAGGGCGTATTTAAATTGCTGCCAATGGCACAGCATTGGACGCCAAAACAACAAGCCGCTTTGATCAGCTTCGCGTTCAATGTTGGGCTTAATAGTTTGAAGACAAGCACACTGCGTCAACGGCTGCTTGCAAAACAGGATCCGTTGACCGTCATCAAAGAAGAGCTTCCCCGCTGGAACAAGGGCGGAAGCGGCATGATGCCTGGCCTCGTGCGGCGTCGCGCTGCTGAGGTTTTGCTGTTCGGGGAAGGGGTAAAGGCGCCAACTACTGGCCCGGCCTGGCCTGCTGGCATAGTGGGGCCACGGATAAGGCCACCGCTTAAGCCTGGCGACTCTCACCTGATCGCAAACGATATAAACGAAACAATGACGGCTTATGACAGCAGCGGCCAAAAGTTGTGGACCATTCCATGCCTGTGCAGGGGCCAAGGCGGTGACACGGACTGGGAGAGAACGGGGGAAGATACCCCGCCTGGGCTGTACTTGCTGGGCAAGATATATGCTGACTGGGAAGAAGATCCCAATCCCACCTTTTCGGAAGAGCGGAGGAGTTTTGGTTGGTACTCAATCGACGCGGAAGGGCAGGAGGGGCAGGAGGGGCCGGCATCAACTCCCTACCGGGACGGGATAATGGTCCACGGTGGCGGCAGGGCCTGCGGATGGCCTGGCGCGTGGGCGCCGAAGCAACCGCTATTCTCCACCCTTGGATGCGTGCGTGCGCACAATATAGACATCAGGGACAAGATTCTGCCGCTGATGAAAAAAGGAAAAGTATGGATGAGCGTACTGCAAGAGGCCCGGAAGTGAACACACTTGAGGTGGTCAGAGATGGCCTTGACGCCCTCGTGGAGGCGGTGCCTGCAATGGTGCTAGAGCGCCGCCGACTTGAGCAGAGCCTGCAGGAGGCCGATGCACGACTGGATGCCATGCGTGCGGAGTGCGCGGCGGCGATCGAGCATCACACCGCCCTGCAGCTTGTGCAGGCGGCTGAGGATCGAGAGGCCAGGGATGAGCAGATACGCCTACTGGAGCGTGATCGGATTCTGGGGTTGATCGGGCTTCAGTTGGACCGACTAGAGGAGCGCGGTGTCAGTGCGCGGGCATTGAAGGCGCTGAGGAGGATGATTTTGGGGGATGAGACGGCTGAGGGTTTGATGCGGAGGGTGGTGAGCAATGTTTAATCCTGATTTTTACCCCACACCTTCTGATGTGGCGGCCACCATGCTCGACCCCCTGGACCTCCGAGGGAAGGTGGTGCTGGAGCCCTCCGCCGGCAAGGGCGACCTGGTGCGCGAGTGCCTAGCCCGTGGCGCCTCTGAAGTGCTCTGGTGCGAAAAGGAGCCGCAGTTACGGAGCATCCTGGCTGGCCTCCCGGCGCAGGCCTTCAAGATGGGCGCCGACTTCCTGGCGCTCACTTCCGCTGAGACGAGCCACATCGACATGATCGTGATGAACCCGCCGTTCAGCGCAGATGAGAAACACATCCTCCACGCATGGGAAATCGCCCCGCCCGGCTGCGAGATCGTGTCGCTTTGCAACTACAGCATTCTCAACGGCTACCACCGGGGCTTCCAGCTCCAGCTCTCAAAGCTGATCGCTGGCTACGGCAGCAGTGAAAATCTGGGCGAGGTGTTCAGCACCGCCGAGCGCCCCACGCGGGTTGCTGTCGGCATGGTGCGCCTGACCAAGCCTGGCCAGCGCTTGAATGCTGCTGATGAGTTTGACGGCTTTTTCCTGGGGCCTGACGACGTCGAAGCCGAGGGCCAGGGGATCATCCCCTACTCACGCAGCCGCGACCTGGTGCAGCGGTATCTAACCGCCTGCAGGATCTATGACGAGCAAGTCCTAGCTGCTGTCCGCTTGCGCACCGTGCTCGATGGGTTCTGCGGCCAGCAGCTAGGACTGCAGGTGACACTGGAGGGCGCCCCGGTAGAAAGCAACCGGTTCAGGAAGGAGTTACAAAAGGCGGCATGGAAAAAGGTGTTTGAGGAGTTTTTGCCGGCGCAGATGGCCACCAGCCAGCTTGCCAAGGACATCAACGCTTTCGTAGAGCAACAGACTCGGATTCCATTCACCCAGCGGAACCTCTACCGGATGCTCCAGATTGTCGCCGGTACGCAGGAGCAGCGCGTGGATCGTGCGGTGGAGGAGGCCATTGACAGTCTCACGCGCCACACCAAGGAAAACCGCTATGGAGTGGAGGGTTGGGTGACGAACAGCGGTTACATGCTCAACAAGCGCTTCATTAAGGCTTGCATGTGTGAGCGCACCTGGAATAACCGGGGCGTCAATGTCAAGACATACGGCACTCAAAGCGATGAGATTACAGACCTGATCAAGGCAATCTGTTATCTCACGGGTCGCAATTACGATGAAGTGGCGCAACCCAAAAAGCCGGGTGGCGACGGCATATTCTGGCCCGGCGAGTGGTACGAGTGGGGATTCTTCAGGTTCAAGGCTTACTTGAAAGGCACCGTCCACTTTGAGTTTCTCAATGAGGAGGAGTGGGCCATGGTGAATGCTCGCTATGCCCGGATCAAGGGCCAGGTGTTGCCTGAGAATTTGGCCAAGAAAAAGCGTGGTAGGTCGACTGGTGGCGCGAGGAGGGTGGCGTGAGCCTGGCTGCTCCGTTCCCTTATTTCGGTGGGAAGCGCCGCGCCGCGCCGCGAATCTGGCAAGCCCTCGGAGACCCGTCGGGATATGTGGAGCCCTTCGCGGGTTCAGCCGCTGTCCTCCTTGCCCGTCCCGCGTTCGAGGGCCGCCGTGTGGAGACCCTGAATGACGCTGATGGCTGGTTGGTCAACACCTGGCGAGCGATCCAGCTCAGCCCCGACGATGTGGCGCGCCACGCATGGGGGCCAGTTACTGAGATTGACTATCACGCCCGGCTGGCATGGCTGCAGCAGCGCCGCACGCCTGATCTGGTGGCCTGGCTGGAGGGAGATCCCGAAGCCCACGATGCCAAGGCCGCTGGCTGGTGGCTGTATGTGCTGGCCTGCGGGATTGGCGATCCGTTCGACCCCGGCCCCTGGCGGGTGGTGGACGGTCACCTCCGCAAGCTGCCACACCTGGGGGATGCGGGGCAGGGCGTGAACCGTGAGCTGCCACACCTGGGGGATGCGGGGCAGGGCGTGAACCGCAAGCTGCCACACCTGGGGGATGCGGGGCAGGGCGTGAACCGTGAGCTGCCACACCTGGGGGATGCGGGGCAGGGCGTGAACCGTGAGCTGCCACACCTGGGGGATGCGGGGCAGGGCGTGAACCGTGAGCTGCCACACCTGGGGGATGCGGGGAAGGGCCGGCTGGAGGCCTACATGCAGTGCCTCGCCGATCGCCTCCAGCGCGTGCGTATCACCTGCGGGTCGTGGGAGCGGGTGGTGAAGCCATCGGTCACCCGCAGTGGCACGGGAGGGGATGGCACGCGGGCGATCTTCCTGGACCCGCCCTATGCCACGTCAGGCGATCTCTACGCCGAGTCATCCGAGGGAGTGGCCCTGGCTGTGCGGGATTGGTGCCTGGCTGCTCCGCGTGATCTGCGCGTCATCCTGTGCGGTTATGACTCTGAGCACGATGCCCTGCTGGCCCATGGCTGGAGCGTGGCAGAGGGGAAGGCCGGGCGAGGAGCTGGCTACAGCACCAACGGCCTCAACGGTCGCCGGGAGCGGTTGTGGCTGTCGCCGGCTTGCATTGCCAGTGGCCAGCTCGGCCTAGACCTGCCCGCCCCCTAGGCCACGCAAAAGCCCAGAGCCGTGAAGCCCTGGGCTTGTTTTTTGGGTCTGATCAGGTGTTGTCTGCGATGGTGAACACAGGGCCAATACTGGTAAGGGTGCCGGAATAGGTCTGCCTGGCGCCGCCCGCGCCGCCCTCCTGAAGACCGGTGATCATGCCATAGCAAAGCGTCTTCTTCGTGGTACCAACAGGACCTTCCCGCAAATACTTGACAGCCAATCCCTCGGAGGTGGTGAACATCCGAATCACCTCAAGGATTTTATGATCCACGCTCTTGATGATTGTGGATCCCTCGAACGGGAAGGTGTTGGTGTCGCTCAGTGCCATTGGAATGGCGGATCCCAGGGTTTCCTGATCATGGGTGATCACCGAATCCGTATTAGTGGACGGGTTCAGATTGAGGCTGGTGATGTTGAGCAGGCGAATCGGCTTGCCGGTCCCATCCAGAGGATAAAGGCCGGTGGCCACGGTGCCAGCATTGACGCTTGCGGCGGTGATATTGGTGCCGTTCAACGCGAAGCTGATGGTATGGGCAGGGGTCGTGGTGACCGCCGTAACGGTGACAGTTCCATTCAGGCTGGCAAACGGGCTAGGAAGGCTGGCCACCCTGATGCGATCACCCACGGCGGCGTTGGTGGCAGCCGCAAAGGTCAGCTTTGCAACATTGGAGGCAAGCTCTGCGTTGGTGATGGTCAGGGTAGAGGGATTGATCTGAACCTCGAAGGTGGACCCGGCGCCGGAGTCCTTGACCACAGCGTTACCGGAAATGGCCTTGGTTTTGTCAAGCCAAGCGCTGAGCTGTGCGCCATCATTTGCCCGCGCCGTGGCCAACGCATCCAGGTCAACGGCAGACTGCCTCATCACTACGATGTAATGGCCGTAGCCCAAGACGGGCTGGTAGTTGGTCTGGGTGGGCATGGCGCGGGGTGGAAGTGCTACCCGGAGTTTTCCCGCCCCTCGATCGCAAGCACGGCGCCAGCGCGACAGCCGCCAAAATCACTCGCAACGTCAGAAGGCACCCGGAGGGTCACGACCACCTCGCCATCCTCCGACCCAAACTCTCGAACCTGCCCAGATGCGCTGGCGCAGGCAATCAGGAAGCCCGCCCAGTGGTCAGCGTCGGGACGGGTTGGGGCCAGAAGGACGGCATCCTCGGCGGCGAGGCACAGGCGAGCAGGTGGGGTCGCGTCGGCGCCTCCATCCATCAGGTCCGCAAACCACGGGCCATCCAGCCAAAACCCCTCGTGCAGATCACGGTCAATCAGCGCCAATAGCGCCGCCCCCGCCTCACTCGGCGGCCGTGGCTCTTCCGCAACTTGCCCCCACAGGAAGAAGTCAGAGAGCCTCAGGGGCTCACG